TTCGATTTCTCTACATTATTATCCCAGAACTTCTGTGGGTTATCCACACTGTCTCTTAGTGCAGCATAGGCTGCAAGGTGAATAATATAATCATAATGTTCTGCAAACATACCAGAAGGGCCAACCCAGTCCCCTATATCCTCTGGTCTATCCAATCCATCTACCAAATAACCATAACCTTGTTCATGTCTAAGGTCATTGAAGACATGACTTCCAATGAATCCCTTATGACCAGTAACTAATATCCGTGTCATTTATTAACTTTATCAGTAAAATTTGGAGAGTTAGGATCACTCAGTCCAGCAGTATGAACCTGAGACAATCCCATCGATCCTTGATACCAACCAGTGGCAATATATTTGGTACTCATAGGAGGATTACCTCTATGTAAATGAGTATAACTGCCAGGCCATATCAAAACTGTTCCTGCTTTTGGTTTAAATCTCTTCTTCTGATATAAAAATTCTGTCTCTCCTCCTTCTTCAACATCATTTAAATATACCATCCATGCCATTGTCCTATGTTGCATATTCCAATCAAGATTTTCTCCATGAAATATATGATATCCCTGTTCAGGTTCAGTCTTCTGTAGAAGAGTTAAGGAACTAATAAAATTAAAGTTAGTAAGGTATGGATAGTGAGTTACATATGCACCTAAAGCATTATTAACAAACTGCATCAAGTTGGCCGCTTCAGATGGAGAATACGCATCTAAATTAACCTGTTTGTCCTGTACATATACCATCTCTCTTGGATTAACCTCATGACTACTATCAACATAGTCACAAAGATATTTGCATAGATTTACATCCACACAGTCCTCATATATTCCAATGAATTCATGATAGTCTTCAGAGAACTCAACTTTTATTTCATCACTCATTGGATGTTTTCCTTCAGGCATTTTTTATTCTCAAATAATTTGTTGAATCACCAAACTCACCGAACCCAAAATAATTAAAAGAAATTGAGTATCTAACATCAAAAGATGTTGAGACTGGTACGTGATGGTATATATGTGATGGGAATACGACTAACATTCCCTCACTAACTTGGATACTACTGATTGGTTGATTGATTTGAGTATATTCATCAAGATCAAACATATGTGAAGGAGTACACCAAGTTGGATTGGTTCTATATCCAGAGAAATTTAATACTTCTCCAGACTGTGGAGGAACTTTAACATAATATACTCCACTAAAGTGACTGTTAGTATGACTATGTTCATGAGTGTAATCACCCTTGAGTGTTCTAGTTCCCCAAGATGATGTCCTCTCAAAGTGATGTCTATCACCAGATACTTTAATAAAATTATGAATGAAAGTCTTTACTTCAACATCTATTTTATCTGACAAGAAAGTTAATCTAGGATCTGCTAACAGATCATTCTTATCAGAGAAACTTGTATGTCCATTAGGATTACCATAGGAATCCGTATCTCTTTTCCAAGTAATAGTTTCCAATATATCAGAGATACATTGATTATCTAACTCTAATATATTAGTATAAACAGGAACAGGAAATAAGAGATGTACGTTAGACATTCTTTCTATAACACGGAACCCCTTCTGGGTCTAACCATTTAGTATATTCTGGATCTTCTATACAAACATCCAGTTGCATCTGACTATCCAACAGGTACATATCTCTATACCTTTTAGTATAGTGATCCTGTTTTTGGATACGAAAATCACGCTTACCATTCTCCAATAGTTTATCCGTATGGACAAATCTATATGGTCCTTGGTCTAATATTGTAGTGTATGTCATCCCATTATTATAACCGTTACTCAGTCCTCTGTCAATTATGAATCATTAGTATTCATCATTCTAATCCACTCTTCCTCTTCCTCTATTGAAGTAATCAAACCATTATCTATACTCGTCTTGACCGCTTCCTCATTAGGAACCAATGCAATATCTTTACCATCTGGGGTAAGGATTAGAAAAGACTTCCCAGTCTCCGCCTCCCCCAGTACTTCATCGAAGTGGGTCTCAAGATATTCGAGTGTGATTTTTTCCATTTTAAAATACGGAACCGCCGCCCATCTGTGGTGATGACATCTGAAGTACTTCTAATGACTTCTTATTTTCTTCTGCTACTTTGTGAGATTGATTCCTATTCCTCAATCTGGTTAAAATATTTTCGAGATTTGTCTCTACATATGTATCAAGATCTGGTTCAATCTCATCCTTAGTTCCTTTAGGAGCTGGTTCCGCTGTGTTCCAAATAGCCATTAGGTCTTGGACAAGAACAACCGATCTCCAGTTTCTCCTATACATTCCCATATTAAACTTGGTACATACACAATCACCCTCAGATAATCCATCATTTTGATTAATTCTGAGAGACAATGCACCATTACCATCGGGAAGTAATTTTACCTTCTTAATTTTTAGAGACTTACCCCATGCATCCAAAACAAATGGATCATTCATAGTGAGATAGAATATATCATCAAGGTCAAACTCTTTCAAGATGTCATCATAAGCGGCCTCATACTCTTTGATCATTTTAGTATCAGTATCAGTAAATGCACCAACACCTAAGATCAAAAGTACATTCTTACCTCTAAAGAAATCATGTACAGGCGTTCTTTTTAATTTCTTTCTTACGATATGAAATAATTGTGCTTCAGGTAATACAAACATGATTGAAAATAATATACTCCAAAAATCTACTGTATATATATCAGATTTCTATAGTAGATACTGCCCTTACAGTCTCCTTCATTGGTTCTTTCTTAATAAACTGTTCGTTCATATTATAATACAACTTATGGTTCTCTGTGGCAACATAGTAACCAAGTATATCAGATCCATCACAATGATATCCATATCCAGTAACTTTTTCTTCAAGTCCATCAATACGAAATTTCTTCTCTCCAGCCAGATAGTCGTGATATCGTTGGTCTAAGTTGATCATCGTTCTTCGTAGGTAAGTTTTCGGATTTTACGGTGGCGCCGTCTCTCATGATAATTTATATCATCAGGTGTCAGAATGTCAACACTTTTAACACTATCTTTAGAATGACTTAAGATTACGTCATCTAAATCGGTAGCGGTAACCGTATCATCCTGAACAATCATCCTGTTAGAACACTTACACACCTGTGCTTTTCTGGATCCAACAATTTCTACTCCACAGATTTTACATTTTGCTAAAATCATTTTCCTTCTCTACTAATTTATTAGGCCGTTAAATTCACCGTTAATGATAATCTTTTTTCTGGACTTGCACTTACACTATGATTTGCAAACCTTGGTATAACAATTACAGATTCTGGAGTTGCTTCAAATTTTTCATCATTAACATGCCATGTACAACTACCATAAAGTGGCTTCACTATCACATCATACTCATGTTGATGTGGATCAAAACTAGGTCTCCTAGTATCAGTTCCGTTACTAAAATAAAAATTTGCAATAGTATCAGAACCTTTTATTTTAAAAAGTCTTTGATTTAATTCTCTTAACTGTTCAGTAAGATCCAATACATCATTAATAACAGTAGTAAATCCTAAATCATGAAGTCTTTTCCACTGTTCGTAAATCAAAAACCTCTTTGCATTAAAAAAGTTATTTGATACCATACCAGATTGATTAATAACTTCTATAGAACCTTCAGGAAACCTAAGTTTTATCTGTAGAAGATCTAAAATTTTCTCTTCATTAATATCAATCTTATGACTACCTATAATATCAGAACACTCTTTTAAATATTCAAAATCATATTGATGATTACTTTGATAAGAATTATTAGGACTGTTCATTACAAATCAATAGGTAGGTCTTGTGGATTTTCAATCAACTCATCAATATCAAACAACAGAGGAGAACATTCCTCCTCTGTTAAGTATGAATGAAATTTATATAACTGTTCGTCAGTATAAACTCTGTTGCCATTCGCTTGAATAATAATCTCAGGGTCTTCACAGGCAACATTATCTATATCATCAAACGTAAAGGGAACATAGTTAATGAAATACATCTTAACTATCTTTGTTCCCTCAATGGTTTCATACCAACAATAAGATGTATTAATCTTATATTTTTTCACCAGCAGCTAAAGTATCGGAATGTTCTTCATAGAAAGCAATGGCATCTTCCCACATATTTTTATCACATAAGTAATGAAGTCTGTCTATCAAAGCATCTCT